TAATCGGCATTGAGTCGTTTTCCTGTATCCATGTAGAACTTGCAGAATCCAATGAATACACCGGTGATGGCCGCGTATTGCACTAGAGCAAATTCACTGTGTTGGTTAATAGGGATAGAGAAAAAATAAGTATTAAACTCTACCCACATGTACCCCACAAAGAGACTCATTAATCGTGGCCATACCCGCCATGCATCAAACTGTTTAGGCGTCATTACTCGCTAACTCAAAATGCATTAAGTCATCAAAGGNNNTGTCTTTGAGATCGAAGTCTCTGTCCCAATCGCCGCCCCAACGAATAGCGATCCCCATTGAGGCACCGACACCCATCACAATGCCCGCAAAATAACTGAAACGTTCACGATCATCTTCATCGTATGGATACGGGGTTGCATCGACAGCCTCGCTTGGTAATGAGTTATGTTTACTGTTTGGGTATCGAACTTGAGTGTTGGTACTTGGCAGCGCATTTTGCTCTTCCTTTGTTCGATGGCCGCAAAGAATAGAGCAGTCACAAATCTCAAGAACGCGAGTAAATACGGTTATTAAATCAGGGNGGCAAGTGGCCAATCGTGACGCACTTTTTTTGCTGAATTTATTCATTATATCGCCTTAATTGCAACCATTGTTGCAATAATGAGTGAGGATAGAATTAGTCGGATCAACCAGGATTTATCTGACTCCAGCTTACTCAGGCGATCGGTATGGAATTCTTGCGTCGCGCGAGTCTTAGTCAACGTTTCGAGCACTTTTTTTAAGGTGGTGTTTTGCTCACGAGTTAATACCACGAGGCTCTTCATGGTGGCATCGATACGGGCAATATCTTCTTTAGACATAACAATCTTAAGTTGTGAATTTGCATTGAGGATACTGCGAGTGGATGGCGGAATGAATGAGTGGTTTTTCTGTATCACCCAATACAGAAAAACCCAATCAACGGATTGGGTTTTGGTGTAATTACATTAATGACTCCGGCCAAGGATGTTCATTTTGAATAACGATCCTTGCTGCCAACGCTTGCGCTTCCATATCCAACGCTTCTTGCTCAAGCCCTTGCAATCGTTTCATGTTGGCCTCGGCAATAAGGGGATCACAAGTACGACCATATAGACTGCGACGCGTTTCATCAACGTCATTAAAATGAGCGATGTGTTGATTGCTTTGATTGGTTACCCAGGTTTCATTAATCCACTCGTCGTAGAGAGTACTTGGCTCATGATGAGTAAATCCCTTTTTGATAGGGCCTAGCTTTTCCACTCTCTCTGAGTGCGTGCAATCACGGCAGCTATAAATGGATTTATTTCGATGATCTTCAATCTGTTGCCATTGTCCATTCACGAGTCTAACCGCAAAGCCTTTATCTGCTTTTGGTGGCTCGATGAAGGTNTGTTTTTTAGGTAATGTGAAGTTGAAGTCCGAGATAATAAACTCGTTAGCGTCACTGTCCCAATAGGATTTGCCAAGTTCGATATCAAATATCGTCCATGCTTCATTGTCATAGAGCACGGTTTGTTTTTCTTTGTCATAGGCTGGNGGGGNTNCTTTTATTGCGTTTTTTGGGNAATCCCCATCAGGCTCACTAATCACAAACTCTCGACCATAAATATCAAAGAACGGCTTCCATGTCATGTCTTCGATTTCATCANACCATTGTTTTGTTGCTCTATCAAATCGCGCAATCATTCCCTCGGTTGAGGGCGTATAAATGACTTGAGTAAAATCAGCACCAAGTGCCGTTCCTTTGGCGACATGCTCAATGCAATTGCCTAACCACCAACCCTCGACGGAAAGACGAGAGACATCAACGCGTTGAGATTGTTTAAAAAATGTATTCATTATGCCATTCTCACTATCCAGTTAACTTTACGATGGTCAATGGTATTTCTAAGTGCACCAAATAACGCGATCATGACCGAGTGGGCATGAGAGCCAATGGACACATAGTGTGTGTGCTCCCCACTGGCAATAATGGTATTCGAAACGGTCGATGTATTTACACTTTGTCCATGCCCTGTGTACTGGCTATTGTTAGCGCCGGTTCCTTTTGCATCATAAGCGCGCCCTCGATACAAAGAGTGGCCATGTTGACCCGCNNCNATTTGTGTCTTTATTACCTTGATCTGTAGAGCTGACAATCGAATCGGGATGACCATGCTCTTTNACTTGNCCCGNTTCATAAACACCGACGGTTTCACCTTCGACTTTACCTATTACACCACAGCCACGCATATCGGGGATGATGCCATCAGGCCAGATTTTAGCGAGTTCAGGATNGGCGATTAAATCAAAGGCTTGGTTTTTCATGATCCCAAATCCCTCAGGGGCAATGTCTGTAAACCAAGGAATAGCAGCACCAACNGGAAAGATTTTGGCCGCCAATGTTAACCATAAATTATTCACCAATTTGTTGATGAGATAAGGCGCATCAAAAGCCCGTATCATCTTTTTAATGGTTAAAAATGCACTGTCATCTACTCCCGCATCCACTTGCTCATTAGTGATGATGCTAGCAATCCCTGCAACACGCTCAGTGGCATTCGCAGCCCCAATGATTTCAACGGTAATGGTGTTTATCTCGGAGCCTGAAAGGGTTAAGTCAAACACTTCAGTAATGACGGTATCCGATCTTTTTATCGAGATGATGTCGCCATCTCGACTGTCCACAGCAAATAAAGTACCGTCTTCCAAGAAGTAACCAATTTCACGCGCTTCGTATTCAATCTCCCCATCAAACAACACTTCAAAATGCAAATGGCCCAAGGTAGGCACGGAGCCCTGAGTGATTGGGTTTCGGATTATTTCATTGTGCAGTGTGGTTTGATTATGGACGGGGACATNCCCTGCGGCTCCCATTGCAATGTGCGTTATTTTATAACTCACGCCAAGCTCTGCGGCTTGAATGGAGGCGGNNATNCCCGCGTCCGTAATTAGTAAACTCATAAAACCGCCTCGTGTGTATGTGTGTGCCTAATGTATCTGGCGTTGCCCAATTGCATGTGCATCGTAGTTGATGCGTTATATATCCATTGAATGCGAGTGTGGGGTAGGCGAACTAGCTCGACGTCATGCCATGCTTTTTCGCTACGTAAGTTGGGAATAAGTGAAATAAAAATCAGGTTAGGGTGGTGAATCTCATCATAAACCGCGCCTTTTGCTCCCCCTCGAATAAGCAGGGCTTGATAGTCACTTAATCGCCATCCAAATAAATCGCCTTTAAATTCGGTTAGCAGTGCCAGTTGCACCTCATCATGAGTGACTTTGAAGTCCGCTCCCATGCCTGCGATGAGATTGGACAATTCCACATTGTCACTGTCCTGCCAATACTTGCCTTTTGGCAATAATTGACGAACGGCATGAGCAAAGTCTTCATTGCTGTATTCAATGATTAAGTCAGCGGTATCCATACCACCTCCCCAAGAACGTGAACGTCACTGTCGGTGATAAATTGCTCTGCTGTTGGTTGCTTTACGATGTAATTGTTGGTGATGGGCGCAATGGCCAACACGATTTCCGTTGGGGAGAGTGAGACGGGTTTCGGTGGAACAACCGATTCATCACGTTTGCCCATTTTGCTTTTAAATAAGTCTTCTAAGGCAACGATGATGCTTGCTTGAATGTGCTCGTCTTGTACGTTTTGAATTTCAATATTGATTGGCTTTTGAGTGGGCAGACAGACGATAGGGTGACAGCCTGCCAAGCGTACATTTTCAATATAGGCTTGCACGGTATCAACCACGCCTTGCGGTAGCGTCGGATTATTTTCTCGTGCGCCAATGAATACTTGAACCATGCCAATCTCTGGCGTGTTATCCAGGGCCCAGGCGAAATCCACGTCCGCATGAGCGGATAAGGCCCAAGCTTCATAATCATTTCGACGACCGACAAGTGCCCCTTTATTGAATGAGGTGCAGACACGTTGACGCCAATGCTCAATGTCTTCAATGTCCGCGCCGCCGCTGATACCGAGACCGAGTACGTTATTTGGGTTAATACCACTGATGGCCTTTGATAAAGTAAGAATAATGCCATTGGCTAGGTTACTCGATACCCCTGAATTAAGTGCAATAACCTCCACATCAGAATTGCTGTATTGCGCTTCAATCGTCACAAATTCAGAGCCCAGTGCGCCAGTCATTAATGTGCCTTTAGGTACAAGTACGACACCATCCAGTGGTTCAAATCTAACCAACCCGTGAGCAAAACTTGGCAGCAGTCGTTCCGCATCGTGGCGCTTAGCGTGAAGATATAACCAAGGCTCGGAAGCCGTCTCTGGAGACAGCTCTCGGAAGAGTTGATCTTGATAGCCATACTGACCATAACTTACGCCAGCAATGGCACACGCGATAGCGTCTATTGCTGGGTTGTTTTGACCTGTTTTAGCAATCAGGGTTGATTTGGCTCGTTCAATTAAGGAGACGAGACTGCGCTGTGTACTCATAAAGACNCCTTCACGGTTGACCCGTTTTTGGTNNTTATGATGACCTTGCGGCCAATGGTTGTACTCGATAGACGAGTGACGTCGACACGAACCGCGCTGACGNGCTCCTCATCANNACGAGCCACATTAGAGCGTCTTCGTAAAATCGCTGAGTTCGAATAAGGGTTTGTTGTGTTAATTTTTCACGAACCAATGTCCAGTCGCGAGAGCCAACACGATGTATAAACTCATCACTCCAACTTCCGCCACGCGCCTCATTTCCCATGCGAGCACGGTCATTTTGGGTTGACTCTGATTGATTCAGCAAGCTTTGAAGTACGGCGTGAGTCAATCCTTCAATGCTGGTGAGTGGGGCTGTTAAGGCCGATAAATTAAAATAGGTCATGAGACTTTATAACTCCCTGCAGAGCTGCCTTTATCCACAATAACGGTTGCGTTCTTGAGTCTTTCTTTCACTACTGCTTTAGAAATGGCTCTGGCGAACTTACCCGCCATTGCAAACTCACTATCAAGCACAAAACCTTCTGCTTTGAGCGCTTCTTCTAAAAATTCTTGTAAATCTGAACTGCTTGATGCCATGACTTACCCTGCCTTCACTTTTTTAGAGGCAACCGAATGTGGCGCACCAGAGAAGGCACAACCATCACAATCTCTAACTAACCCACCTTCGCTGCCATTCAGCTCTATCATTTTTGCGGTGACGACGGCTTTACCGCCTGCGTTTATCGAGATGTCTTTCTTTGCATTTACTTCGACTTTCTCATTGGTGGTAATGACGATCCCATTCTTGGTGAAATGCACCAGGTTGCCTTTATCATCGAGCATGGCGNCGNCGCNACGCTCTAGCTCCATTTCATAACGCTCGTCTTCAACACAGAACGACACGCCCCGACTGCGAACACCGCCCAGAAACAATAGGTATGAGCGGGCTCCCACATTAGGACGACTCATGAAACCGTAGTTATGCGCTCGCTTAATTCGATCATTCGTGCGGCCAGTTGAGGTTTTTATTTGCAGTACTTTAGTATCAACCCCCGTCACCTCCCCAATGGCAAAGAGGTTTTTGATACGACTCATTATTCGATCAAACATTGACTTGCTCCTCAAAGGGCAGGAACAGCTCAATGGTGGTTCCNGCCGTGGTTCCATTAATGGACAGGGTTAATGACTTGATCAGCATCGCTTCATTGAATCCCTGATTAACATCAACTACGGGAACGGTGCGATTAATCGCGCTTCCTGTGAGTTCATAAAATAAAGCCGGTATTGAGGTTGAGACGGTTAACCCTTGAGCGATGGCTAAATCGCGCTCGTACTTGGCACGNNGCCAAGCAAGACTCTGCGCTTTGCAGTTGATCNGACACGATAACCCTCTTGCGCTGAGTGTTCGCGGGGGCGTAAATGACAACGGCGTGCGCATCGTCCCACTGGCCTTGCACTTCGATGTGATAAAACTGTTTGGTGAAGTTACGAGCAATGGTTAGGGCTTCGATGTTTTTCCCAACCTCAAGGCGTACGCCTTGAAGTGCGCCATGCGCTGGGTTTTCCAAGGTTAAGANCCCATTGCGCTCAATCAATATCACCCCTTGCTCTTTCGCTAGTTGCGCCAAATTATCGACCGGTGATTCCGCATTAATTTGGAACTCTTCAATAAGGCTAAGCATGGAGGGGTCAACGAGCGAGTTCACCGTTAAACCAAAATCACGGCCCGTATTGATGAGTAGAGTCTCTAAGGTTTCATCGTAGACCGCATCCATTGTGATTTTTGAATCAATCATGTTCGCGCTCAATGAGCGACCAGACAGACTCATGGAGAACTCACCGCTTGCGGTATTGGTGCCTACCGTATCAATGGTACCGATGAAGATGCGTTTATCATCGAGCTTGAACTCCACAGGTAAGGGGTTAGTGATCGCCATCGGCACAATGCGACAGGTAAAGGTGTGCGCAAGTTGCTCAATATCAAACCCAATCTCAGCGCTTAAAAAGAGTACGCGCTGACCGTTAATATATAAAGAGAGTGGATTCATGAGCTTACCCCTACCGCAATAGAGCCTTGTAAAAACAGNGGATGCTGCGCAGGATTAAGTGCCATCACCAGCTGTGCGTCCTTATGATGGGTATGCGCAAGCGCTAATGTCGGCACTGAGCGTGGTAAGGTTTGGTATTGCGTTGGTACACTTCCGCGAATGACTTTACCAATTTGAACCCCAATGCCATCTTTTAGTACCACGAGCGCGTTAAACAGTACCAGGCTCTNNCATGTGTTGAGATGTGTGTTGCCTCATCGATACGCGCGTCTATTTCTGTGGTGATGCGGTGCATATCATTAAGGATGAACACCGGTTGCGTCGTCGATAACACGACATCAAAGGTGTCACGTGGCGTCAGCGCTTCGATGTCTTTATTCATCAACACGGCGGCGATGACGAGTTGTCTATTTAAATGAGTGCTTGGCGCGAGAGGATCGATTAAGTCAAGCATGGACGCTTGCGCGACGCGGGCGGTATCAACCGCCTGACTCACTGAGTACGCTTCTGAGCGGACCGCTTTTGCTACACTTCTCACGGTCTTACTGAGCTGCTCTGCGAACTGTCCTGGTGCGTTGGCAATGCTTGAGATGGCCTCCAGTGCGCTGTTAAGCTCTTGATTCAAT